AGAAGGAATGGCGGGATATTGGAAAGCTTATTATAATACAGAAGGAGGAGCTGGTACAGTATCTCATTTTTTAGAAAAAGCAGATAGCAGAAAAGATAAAAAGTAGGTTTTAATGGCAGGAAAACAACACTTAGTTTTAAATTCATTCCACAATGGTTTAAATACTAAAATAAACTCTAGAGATATAGCAGATAATAATTTAGCAATATCTGATAATATATCTGTTGATGACGTTGGTAGGCTTACTATGTCAGGTGAGCCTACTATTGTTACTTTAACTAATAAACCTACTGTCGCTACTTTGACTGATGGGTATTCTTTATTTAGGTTTAGTTCTGATTATAATACATCAACAGCAGGTAGTGTAGCTGCAGGCTCAATTTTAGCTGATACTGATTATATATTACTTTGGAATGATACTCTAGGTAAACTTTATTGGCTTCCTGGAACAACTGCATGGGAAACTATTTCAGCTTTAGATTTATCTAATAATAATCAATGGGGTACTACACAAGCAGCGTTACCTATGTTTTATTATGTAGATGGTGCATTAAGAATATCAGATGGAAATTTTACAAATACAAATAATGCTCCTCAATGGATAGGAACTATTAATAGAACTTTATTCCCTGATGCTACGACAGTTTCTATTTCAGGATGGCAGAGAGAAAAACAAGAATTAGAAAAGCCTACTGTTGGAACTATATCTTTAGTTACTACTGCTCCTCCATCAACAGGAATACATTGGATAGTTAATAATTTAGTTCCCGAAGACCAAATATATAATTTTTCTAACCAAGAAGACCTTGATACAAATTCAGCTTCATGCCCTGGTGTTAGTCAAGATAATGGGGTTGGAAATAATGAATTATATACTCATAGTGAACAAATTAGTAATAGCGATGGTGCTGTTACTGGAGGAGGTATATCTGATGAAAATTGGCAAACCTCTTGGAGAGAAACAGATGGTTATAATGGAAGCTATTATCATTCTTTTGGGTTGGCTATGCACGGTGAAGATGATGACGCAGGAGAGTTGTATACATGGACTACTATAAATCAGTTTAACACAGGCACAGCTAAAGCTTTTGGGACAGGGCAGTCTATTTATTTAGCAATAAGGATGAAAGGTGATGAACAAAAATCATTTTGGAATGGGACTCATACAAAATCATTCTCAGGAGAATCTTCTATAGCTCTTACTATTGGAGATGCTTATTTAAAATTTAAAGAATCAAGTGGAAGTGATTATATAGAATTTCGTATAGAACCTACTAATTTTACAGATATAAATACTCCATCAGGTCAATGGCATATTGTTGAATTTGCATATGATGATGCATATGATACTAGTATTAGCGGAGGAACTTTTTATCCTGCTTTTTTTGATTTAAAAATGGATATTAGTTGGTCTAGAGTTAATAGTATATATACAGATGGTACTAGTTCAGGGTCAGCGGCACCAATGGGTCAATATAGAAGGATGAAAGGTTTTGAACTTATTCAATTTTCAGATATGAGAATTGGAGATAATGATTTAATTGGCGTTACGACTGTTGGTAAACAAAAATTTTTAATGAGTTATACATATGATGAAACAGATAATGAAAGTTTATTGTACGACTTTGGCTCAACAGACTCAAATGAATTAGGAAACGTTGTATTTGAAAATTCTACATCTTCTTATAAAATAGGATTACAAGCTAGAGTTTCTCCTACAATAGGGAATAAAAGAGTTACAGGCTCAAATCTTTACATGGAAGATGATGGTATACCTTATAGAATATCTCAATTAAGATATATGAAAGGTATAAAAGGAGCTTGGGAATCCGAATATCCAACATCAAGTAGATTTTCAGATGTTTCAAGCACTAGACTTACAGGGACTGTAAAAACAGATGGATTACCATTATTAGAGTCTTATGAGGCTATGAATGGATTTAGCCCAAATATTGAATCAAATATTGCAAGTTACAAAACTGCTACTGTTTTAAATAGAAGAACTTATATTGGAAATATTTTTCAAGATGGTAAAGTTTATAGTGACAAGATGATTAAAAGCAATGCTAATTCTTTTGATGTTTTTCCTTCTGAAGGAAAAAGTATTGATGTAATTAAAAGTGATGGAGATTCAATAATTAAATTAGAGTCTTATGCAGATAGAATATTGCAATTTAAAAAGAATGTAATGTATTTAATTAACGCAACTAGAGATAGTGAATTTTTAGAAGATACTTTTTACGGAAAAGGAATCTATCATCCAAGTGCTAGTACAGTAGCAGATATAGGAATAGCTTGGGTAAATGAAAATGGATGTTTTTTATATGATGGTGAAAAAGTAAATAGTTTAACTGAAGGTAAAATATTAGATACTGAATGGCAAACTTTTATTACTTCTAGTTCTGATATTGCATACCTTCCTTTAAAAAAGAAATTAATTATTTCAGGTGGCTCTAGTGCAGTAGATTCTTTTGAATACTCATTTTATACTCAAAGTTGGAATAAAGGAACTTCTAAATTTATAGCAGAAAAAACTAATTTTATATTAGATGTTGATGATAATGTTAAATATTTTACTAAAACATCTACGAATTTATTAAAATGGGATGATTCTTCTTCTATTAGTGATGAAGTTAGAATCTTAACAAAAGACTTTACTTTTGGCAATCCTGCTTCTAGAAAAAAATGTTTTAAGTTCTATGTAACATATAAATCTAATGGTGCTTCAAATCTAAAAATCTTTTATGGTACAAATGGTGCAAATCTACAAGCAACAAAATCTGTTGTTACTGATTTAGATGATAGTGCTGGTAGTGGCAATACGTTTGAAAGTAATCCTAAAGTTTTACAGCTTACAACCACTGGAATATCTGTTGGAGATGTTGTATCTGGTCACGCTGGCATACCATCTTATTCTTATGTTACTGAAATAATTAGTTCTACTTTATTAAAAATAAATAATGATTCTACTGCCAATGTTGATAATGTAGCAGTTACTTATTCGCATAGAGGGGAAGAGGTGGCAACTACTTCTAAGTTTGCAGGGACTTCTGATAGTTGTTATTCTGATGCTGGTTTAGCGACAACATCAGGGGATTGGAAACAAGCAGAATTAATACCTCCAAGTTCTATTAACAACATTTATTCTGTGCAATTACAATTCGCATCATCAGGAGTAACGCCATCAAATTTTGAAATTAATGATATAACTATCGTTTATAGAGAAAAACCAATGAAGTAATGCCCGTATCTAAACAAACTAGAAGAAGTCGTCATGAACAAGCTGAAGCTCCTACTTTAGAAAGAGGAAATCCTTCTTCGTCTGAAGGAAGAGTTGGGACTCAACAATTTAGAACTATAGCAGGAAAAGGACTTGTCCATATGGTCAGGTCTGAAACAGGTTGGAAAGAAATGGGTTCTTCTCAAACAAATACTAATCAAGGAGATAAAGTTGAATCTACAACTATTTCTGCAGGTATTAGTGCTTCTAATTCAGTTGGAGGTGGAACTGCTATTTCCGTTCATGGAAACCTTACATCTTTAAGTGAAGATGACCATTCTCAATATGTTCATTTATCTAACGTAAGAACTGTTACTGGTAATCATACTTTTTCAGGAGCACCTCTTTTTACTAACATAGATATAAATGGTGGCGATATTGCATCCCAAACTACTATTAATAAATCTCCTGTTATAACACTTGCAGGTGATTTAGGGGGAAATGCAACACTAAGCACTCTTGGTAATGCTACACTAACTGCGACTATTCAGCCAAATTCAGTTGCTCTTACGACAGATACGACTGGCAATTATATGACTAATGTAACAGGTAATAGCCAAGTCTCTGTTAGTCATAGTCAAGGTGAAGGTAGCACAGCGGCATTTAGTATTGCAGGTGACTCTATTGGCGACACTCAGTTGGCTTATAACACTGGTCAGCATCTAACAACTTCCTCTAATGTCCAATTCGGAGCGATTACTTCTACAACTTTAGACACAGGTCAAGGTGCTAATAAACTTTATGATATGAATCAGAATGTTTTAACTACTTCTAGTCCTCAATTCTCTAATATGACTTTTGGTGAATATTCTAATCCTAATTATTCTAATGGTGAAATAGGGACTTCTACTTTTGTAAGTGGCTTTGTAGGGACAGGATGGAAGATGTCTAAAAGTGGAAATGAATACAATCTTGAAACCAATAATATGACTATTAGGGGTACTTTATCTGTATATGAGTTACTTATACAACAGATAAGAGCAACAAATGGGGCTATATTTGTTACATCATGTGCTAAAGTAGACTCTTGGGATAATGGTAATAGTCAAATAACTTTTGAAGACCCCTCAAATAATAATATATGCCCATTTGCAGTAAATGATATAATTATGATGCAAAGAATACAGCCTGGTTCTTTAGCTGCAGCTGATGGTACAGAGAGTGGTCTTACTCAAATAATTAAAAAAGTAGTATATAAAGTAACTGCTATTAACGGTAAAATAGCAACTGTAACAAGTTCTGGCGTTGGGTATACAAATAGCTCTACCCCCGCTAATGGCGATGACTTTGTAAGGATAGGCAATACGACTGACACTGCAAGGCAAGGAGTAATATATCTTACCTCTGATGATAGTGAAGCTCCTTTTATCGATATTAAGGCTAATATAGATTCTTATTCAGATTGGACTGGTTCTACTCCTAAAGTAAGATTAGGTAAGCTTGATGGTATTACTGACACAAACGCTGGCTTAAGTGGAAGTCAAAGTGAATTGTATGGACTATATTCAGATAGTGTACATTTAAAGGGTCATATATTCGCTACTAGTGGTAAAATTGGTGGCATTAGTATGGATTCAAATAAAATTTATACTGGAACTGGTACTTATAATAATGCAAATACACCATTCTACGTAGATAGTAATAATAATAGTTTTTCTTTAGGAAATAAATTGGCGTGGAATAATAGTACTCTTTCTATTGATGGCACTGTTGTAATAGGAAGCACAGCAGCTTCTTCCATAGAAACAAAAGCAAATGGTGCTAATCAAGATTCTACAGGGACTATACAAAGTGGTACTACTAAAGATAATGTAGGGTTAGGAAGTGTTGATAATACCTCTGATAGTTCTGTGCTTGGGACAGCAGCCACAGCTGCTAATTCAGCGACTAAAACTGCTGGCTATGTAGGAGGTTGGCAAATAAATAGTACTTCAATTATAG